GGCTGACTTTTCAGATTGGGATCTTCGGTTGCCAAAGGAATTCCTGGAAGGCGCTTTCAAAATAATGGAGCGTTTATCCGGGTTAGGCAAAGATTCTCCGTCTTTCGAGTTTTTCAGAGCGCTTGAGCCTCTGTTTACCTCACCCGTTGCATTGTTCGGCACGGGGTTGTACAATTTGGAACAAGGTACTGTATCCGGGCATCCGCTCACTTACTTGTTTAATTCAATAGCGAACTCTATTAGAGCGAGATATTGTTTTTACACTCTCTTTCCAGAGTTAAAGTTTAGTGACCATGTTCGCGCCATTTACGGTGGTGACGATGCCCATGAGACCACCAATTTGCCTGAGTTTAATCAACTTACAACCCTTCCCATTATGATGAAATTGGGTATAAGACCAACTGACTCCAACAAGAACACAATCAATACGGATTTTTCGCCCAAAGAAGAGGTAACTTTTCTTAAGAGAGATGAAAAAGGTAGATTAGACCTCAAGTCTATTCACAAGATGCTGATGTGGACTACGTCCAGTTTGGCTATCGAGCACGCTTCAGGTGCCATTATTTCTGCTCTTTATGAGATGCATTTATATGGTCGTGATGCGTTTAATGCCTTTGTTCAAAGTTTGCGAAAGGAGCTTCCTCGTGTTGTAGAGCTTAATCCTGCGAATGGGATGGATTTGTCATTCATTCTCAGGGAGAAAGCCTCCTTTTTAGAATTTGATTCAGAGCATTATACCTTTAAATCAACTCTTGCGGATCGCATTCCAGAAGTCCATTTTGAGAAACGTTCCTTGGAGTTTCTTTTCGAGGAGTAAAACAGAAAGTCTTACGCTACAGGGGGCCGGCTAAGTGCCCCCACATACGCTACGGGGGTCGGCTAAGTGCCCCCACAAGGTTAACAATGGAAAAGTTTCCTAATAAATAACGAATTTCCACTGTGATATTGGTTACCGTTTGCGTGCATTTCTGTGTGTGTGTTGTAAATAGGCTTGTCACTTTATATACTAATTTTTATTGGTTACACAGTTGTATGTCATTAATGTGAAAACATATATAAAATTTTAACATTGCCGAAACACCTAATTTAGATATAAAGCCCACTACCGGGGAAGGGCTAGTTTCCCGGGATTTGTCAGCGCCCGAAAGGACGTTTGATATTCCAACTCAAATTGATGATATGTCTTATGATAAAGTTAATTATTCTACTTTTGAAGATGTGTCACTAAAAGAGTTTTTGTCCCGACCTGTGAAAGTGGCAACACTATCATGGGCTACCGGGACCGCACTGAACACCAGCGTGTCTTTGCAGGCATATTTGGGATTGATTCCCATTAAACATAAGTTGAATCATTTTGCGAGAATGCGTTTTTCTCAACTCATCACAGTTTCAGTATCTGTGAATCCTTTTTACTCAGGATCGCTTCTCTTATCCGCTTTACCTTTAGCAGGATACGATTCACTTGAACCAGCCAGATTGCCAGCAGCACCGGTCAGTGCCGATTTCGTTCGCCTCAGTCAGAGACCCAATGTATTTATGAGTATAAATAAAAGTCAAACAATGACCCTGAAATTACCTTATTTTAATGTAACTAAATGGTATACTTTAAATCAATCAGAAACAGCTTTAAGTAATAATTTTTATGGTATATATTTAAATTCTATAAATAATTTGTCTCATTGCAATGGCTCAACCGATCCTGTTACGGTGCAGATTTTTATGTCTTTAGAGGATGTTGAATTGGAGGTACCAACCACCTATTATGCAGCCTCTGGAGAACAGAAACCAGTATCCAAAACATTGGAAAAGTTGTCCCATGCTACGAAGCAGCTCTCTGTTATTCCAGCTGCGGCTCCTTATGCTACTCCTATGTCTATGGCACTTAAGTTTGGAGCAGATTTGGCTAAAGCTTTGGGATATAGTCGTCCATTCCTCGCTGAGGATAGGATTATTAAGTCTCATAATTTTATGTCGAATACTGATCAACCAATACCGATTCCGTTTATGGGTTTAAGTTCAGCGAATTCAGTTGCTCTAGGAGCAGAGTTAAATCTGCCCCCTGAGTATCGAGAGATGGATATAGTTGAAATTTGTAAGAGATATTCATTCTTGTCTACTACTTCCTGGACTGTGGCCTCAGCGGTTGACACAACTCTGTTACAGAGTGGGGTGTCTCCCTGTGTGTATAGAGTTAACGGATCGGAGAGGCATTTTCCAGCTACTGGATATTGTGCCTTGCCATTTTCTTATTGGAGCGGTACTCTTAAGTACAAGATACAAGCCATTGCATCTCAGATGCATCGTGGCCGACTGAGGATCACGTGGGACCCTTATCCTACTGTTGATATAAATACCCCAGGTTTTTATTCCACACCAGTCACAGTAATCTTGGATTTAGAGAAAGAGTCGGAGGTGGAATTTGAGATTCCGTTTCACTCCCAGTACAGTTCTTTGTTTTGTTCAGCCATGCAATTTCCCATTGCGGTGGGAGCCAATTTGTTGACGTGCAATGGGTACATCACAATTTCAGTAATGAATTTGTTGAATACGCCCAATGGGACAGTTGACACTCCAGTTGATGTAAATGTCTGGATAGCAGGAGGTGATTCCTTGCGTTTTTATCGTCCTGGTGACAACTTGCGAACATGTTCTTACTTTGCCGCTTCTGGTAAAGTGGGACAAGCTAGTAATGTTGAAACCAGTTTGGTGAATCATGGGGAATCTATTACGAACATCCGGACTCTTATCAAAAGAGAGTCACCAACGTATATGTATGCAGCGCAATCTGCATCTGGCTCTTCCCTCCAAACCCTAGTGATTTATGATTTCGATAGGCCAGTTTTTCGCGGGACCAAGATTGCAGGTCGTTCACGAACTGTAACCACTGGTACCGGTGCCATTAATTTTGATTATGGCATCAACAACCTGATAACTCATTTTGAAGGTTGTTTCGCTGCGAGGAAAGGTTCTTATATAGTTCGCTACTCGCGAATTCATCTTAACCTCCCTACATGTTTAAACTTGCTAACGGATCACGATTTTGCTTCGACTACGATTGGAAACCCATGTATTGTGACGCAGATACATAACACTCCCACTACTAATTTGGCTCCTAGTGTGTCAGCTTATTTTGGAACTGCGCTTTCGGGTGCTTGTGCAACTGAGGTAGAATGTATTTTTCAGAACGTGGCGGGAAGGAAACCGTATTATAATATCAATGAGTTCTTACCTAATAGGTATGGTTTGACTAATTGGGGAACTGGGACTTATACCAGTTTACATGGGCCAGCACATGCTATGTATATAGCACACAATCATGCTAATTATCCTGTCCCCTTATTGAGAACCGTATCTGCAGGCGAAGATTACTCTTTGTTTTGTTATATTGGACCTCCTATCATTTATTTTGTTGAGTCGCCTGCCTCTAATGCATAACTCGAGACAAACGTGTAAAGCTCACGTAAAGCTTTAGATGAGTGTAATCCCACTCAAACAAACGTGTAAAGCTC